TTGTATTTTTTGCTCAACAACTTGATAGATGAGAACTGTTCACGTTGGTCGTCATGTACATAAACAAAGCCGCCTTCTTCCACAGCCATGATATTGCCGACCTTGGTTCCAGTGTAGGCTTCCACAATCCACATCTTGTTCTTTACAACAGTCTTGGCAATTAGTTCTTCGTTCATTTTGTATTCAACTTTCTTCTACATTCTTCTTTCATGGCAGCAGTAAAGTCGGGACTTATCTCTGCAATACGACAATCGTATCTCGGTGCGGCATCTGGTAATGCATTATTGATACCATACAATATACCAAACAAGGCCGCCATTAACAATATCAAGGCCGGCCACATCAGTAAGTGTTCTTTTAGTCTGGTCATTTAATTGTTCTTATAAAAAATATAATTTAGCCAGGCAAGGCCAATGTCCCAGGCTACTCCAGCCCAGTCACCTTTGCCAAAGTCCACTACAGCAACCATGGCCAACCAGCCAATGATGAACCAGGTAATCTGTACATAATTGCGGCGATACCAACTGACAATACTATTCATAACTTCTCCTTATTTTGCTGCAGGACGTTTACGTTCATAATTTGTTTTTTGTAACTCTACCCATACACGAGTCTTACGTGCCTGATGCCAATCTACAACCGCAACAATCAGCATGGTCCCAAAAAATCCAATCAACAGGCCTATGGCCAGTAATAAACCTATCTGAGCTATACACATGTTATTTCTCCGGGTAGGGCGCTTCTAAAAAGCGAACATAGCTGTCGGCCATATCGGCCATTTTGACCAGATCATACCGGCCACAGAACTTTAAGAACTGTGCGCCTACCATGGGTCGATTCAGCGGCTGACTATTGCCTTCAATAGTGCCCACAATTTTAGCTTTAACTTCTTCGGGCTGTGCAGTCAAGTCCACTAATTGTACATTACGTAAGTAGTCATCCAAGACACGATGTTCCACGCCGTTGTGGTCGGTCCAGCGTTGCAACATCAGATTATTCCACGCAAAGCCTTTCGCATCTTTGTCGGCAAATGCCTCTGCAAGTCCCACTTTATTTTTACTTCCCACCTTACGGACCCCCGGGTACGCTGAAAAGATATTGTCGGTCGGATCTCCTCGCATGCACTTTTCGAAAAGAATCCACTTAGGATCCGGAATGACTTTTGCTTCCTTAGTCTTTTTATCGATGACTGCTTTACCTTTTTTGTCGAAAATACCCGTAATAGTGTGGAGCTCATCTGCAATTCCGTTGTATTGATTTACGTTTTCTGCTAATAATTGATAAAAATCTGTATCGCTTGATACAATGGTGTGATGATCATGACGATGTTGTTGTATCCAACCGGCAATTAAATCATCTGCTTCTAAATCAGGGTGTTGTAATACTGTACAGTTAGTTCTATTTGCTAAGAACTCTTTTAAACTGTCAAAGGTTTCCCAAAATAGTCGATCTTCTTCAGCTTCTGATTCTGTTAATGCCGCACGAGCCACAGCACGATTGGCCTTGTACGGTGTATAGAAATCTTTACGCCAGCTACGCCCTTCTAAACAAAATACCACGTGATCTGCTCGCTGATCTCTAAATGCTTTACTAACACTATTTAGCGTTACGTGAATAGCGAAACCCAAGCGGTCCCAGGTATCAGCCTGGCGGTGAGCGGCGTGTCTAGCACGGAAAAATGTATTAGCGGTGTCAACAAGTAGATATCTCATAGCATTATAATAGCATATAATGATTAACCTGTCAAGCCTTTTATAAACTCCCAGGCTACAATTTTATGGCTTTCGGGCCCCCAATGTTGCCCGTCTCTGGCCCGATCTGGTGCACCTCTGGAGTTTGGATCAAATGCTTGTACAGCTTTGATTTCAAAAATGGGTAGGCCAAAACTCTGCACTATCTGCTGATTTCGATAAAATCGTTGGAGACTATTGTGGGTGTCCATGTACCAGACATGTTCAGTTTGAGCCTGGGTGGGAATTATGGATTCAACTCGATCTGCGTAATAGGTTTCAAATCGACTTGGGTCAGGCCATAGTATGAATACTGATTGTATATTGAGCAGACCCTGGCAATTGGTCAAGATTCTTGCTACAGTATCTGTACTGGCCTGTTGTATACCCAAGTTTACCATCGGATAAGGTCGTTCTTGGGCCACTATGCTGGGCCATACTTGATCCGTTGCTAGACCTATGCCCTCGGTTAAACTACATCCTAAAGCCAAGTCTACCGGCTGATCACTGTATTGAGTCAGGTCCGCGGTACGAAAGCCCTGTGGGTTATAGGTATAGTTGATCTCAATTCCATCCCACAATCCTTTGTTTGGATTACGGTCGAGGCTTTGTTGGTGATCTGACCCGGCCCAAGACCTGGTAGTGTTGTGTGGATTCCAACTAAATGGAATTTGGTTTTGCTTCCAGAAATTCATAAAGGTAATCGGCCCAGGCACGATGTGCCTCGGCAAGAAAATGATAATGTTTGGTTGCCTGAAAGCCCTGGTTGGTCAGCCATTGATAATAGGTCAGTTGTTTATCGTATGGTCCTATGTAGCTGTGATTCCACTCGTGCAGACCAGACCTATTGGGATTGTCGGAATTGTCTGTGGTGATTTGACCTGATGCTATGTTGGCAAAGTCACTGAAACAATTGAAGAATACATGGCGGATACCGGCAGTTTCTAAGTCAAGGTGTAACTGATATATACGTTGATGCCAGGCCAACATTTTGTCTTCGCGTGTTGCAGTTGTTTGTCCAATGACCCAATTTCTGTAGCGTTCGGCAAGCTCAGGGGGAACAGCATCTGTTCCGCTGGCAGTGACCTGATAATAGGTACCATCATGTAACCACTCTTCACGTTCCCAGGTGGCCCAGCCTATGATGAGTAGGTCAGGCTTGTTGTTTTCAAGATACCTGCGTGTGGTACGCATGATGCGATCATTGCTACTGGCTGATTCAGCATCACAATCCAAGATAGCACCCAGGCGGTTGGCCAGTTCGCAACCATAACTGGCTGCAAGATTGTCTGGATGAGGTTGTCGGCCCAGTCGCCAATACAGCGGATCATCTTCGGCAAAGCAAGCAGGTTTTACTGCTTCGGCTCCGGCGCTGTTGCTATCACCGTTTACGTAAACTATCAACTTACTTCGGTCTTTCCGTTGCCCAGATCCCTACGATCAACCACACGTGGACGAGCCTCAATTGGTTGATTGGCTTCCCATTGCTCGTAGTTTTCTGATATAACATTCTTGCAAATGTCAGCAAACCAACGATCTACAATAATATCCTCGGGTTCATTGGGTTTGGTTTGATACCCGGCACGTACCAGATTGGTAATAAACTTTTCATTCCAATCCAATTCAAATGCACCATTGCCCATGTTTTCTGGGTCCAGTTCCACACTCAAAATAGCCACATAAGGTTCGCCTCGTTCTGTGGCTATATCTTTGGCTGATTTTTTTGATACCTTGGCCTTTGGTTCTTCAACCTTGACTTCGGGTTTACGTTTAAATCTATCGAGCAATCCCATCTTCATTCTCCTTAACTTCAATCCAGGTATAGTCACCTAACCATTTGACCTGACAAATGTATTCCCAATCACACGGAGCACCGGTACTCCAATCTGCAGGTCCGGTTTGTGTCAATCGTGTGTGTCCGGTATCTCGTTCTAGTAAGAGCCAATACTTTTGGCCATGATATATCTGGAAATCGTATTTAGCGGCATGTACCATGTCGGTGATATCTAATCGCCGTTTTAATTCTGCAGCCTGACGCTGTAGCACTTCTACCAATTCTGTAATCCTGTTGTATTCCTGTTGAGCATGCATACGGGCCACATTGACCATGATGTCTTTTTGTCGCTCAACGGGAATAAGATCAAACTTGGGCCCTCCGGCTTCGGTCGGGTAAGGACTGACATTGCGATTAAAAAATGCAACAAGAGTATTACCAACGGTAATATCAAAACTTTCACGGCCGTCAGCGACATTAGATTTTTTGTCTGTCATTTGATCCAATGTTGTACCAGTACCATCAAGCTCAACCAGGCCCACATGGTATTAAAACCTACCAGGGTTGGTAGAGCTTTTTTACGACTGGCCCAGATAAGTGTCACGCTGGTTGCCAGTGTAAGATAATACAATTCCCAGATCTGTATACCAAAGATCAGGCCCGGGATAATGATAATGGCCTTGGCCAACCAGGATACAAACTCTACAGTATTATAACTGGTCCAGTACTCGCGTGTGAACCACATGGCATAACAGTCACGCATGTTACGCCAGCCCGAGTGGCTATAGCTGATTATCATCAGCACCAACCACACACCTACTGCTACTAAGATTTGAGCTGTGGTCATTGTTTTAATTTCCAAATAATATGTTCTGTGGTATTGTGCCAGCGATCTTCAAACACAGATTCGCCTGGGCCGGTCCACACAGCACGACCTTGATACGCAAAATCTAACCACATCCATCGATTAGATAATTCACACTTCCTAGGCCACCATAAAAATTTTAATCGCCATGCGGCTCTGTTGTAAAATGGATCGTAAGTTTCATCCATGCCGGTGTATAGTCCTTGTGGGAACATTACTTGCCCCAGCCGTTGCCCCATAAGTCTACATGTAGGCGTGGACTATAATTAAACCCGTGTGTACAGCAAATGTTGGCAATGTTTACTTTGTTTGATTCGTATGGATCAACTACACCACCCTGTGGCATCAGGTAAACTGATCCTTTGAATCCACCTGCACGGAAAGCGTCAACCGCTCGAACAGCCTCGTTTACATGTTCCTGAGTTTCTACCACAAACTTGAGATATGTGTGCCCATAGGTTTGATAAATGTTTACAACCTTGGGTTTGATAGCATCATCCCATGCCTCGCCTGATGCGCTTAGTTTGGCACTGACCGAAAATGTAACTTCTCTATCGGCATGTTCTCCGGCCCATTCAATTAAGAAATCTCGGAAATCTTCGTGCAGTTCTTGAGTGCCATTGGTTTCGAATGTAATGTTGCGCAAGTCTGCCATGCCAGGATGACTTAATAATTCTTCGTAAGCACGTTGCCAGCCTAACAAAGGTTCACCGCCGGTAATTACCAAATGTACATCATTGCCATTGTTTTGTACCCAACGATTGTTGGGAGTCAGGGCTAACATCTTGTCCACAAGTTCATCTGTGGTGTATGTCGGCGATAAATGTTTGAACGCAGGATGCCACGACGCATATGAATCGCAACCTGTTTCTACCAAAGGAAGATCTAAAAAGTCTTTATATAGTTCTATTTTTTTAGCAACTTCATCTGCACCTGTAGACCGTTCGCCGGGTCGGCAACCAAAGCCTGCACAGGTAAAGTTACAGCCGTATGTTCTTAAAAACACACTGGGCACACCAACAAAGCGACCTTCGCCTTGGAGACTATAAAAAATTTCACTTACTTTAATTTTACTCATAATTTAGGATCCACATTCTTTTATGCACGTTTCGCGGGTTAAGTCCACTTTATTATACAATAATTCTTCTACGTTGTTAACACTTCCTTTTCGTCCAAAAAAACAACAATAATTTAATTTTCCGTTTGAGTTCATAAAAACACTACTTTGGTATTGGTGCATACAATTATTTGGGTCAACATACGTGTTAGGTTTAGGCATTCGCATAACACGATGAATTGTAGTTGGAGGATCCAAAGCAAATGGTTCGCCGGTTCTGTAGTGCCGAGCCTGTTGATCACGCCTAAATCCTTTGACCAATTCAAATCGTTTAAATCCCAATCGTTGACTTAATTTTAGACAATCTTTGATTTGATGTTCGTTGTGTGCATAGGGAATAAATTGCCAAACCGCTGTACCACCTGCTTGTATAAATGCTGTTGCATTATCAATTATTTTTTGGTAACTAGTGCCTTGTCGATAAATCTCATGTACTCCAGCTAAGCCATCAAGCCCAAACCATATGTCATGTTCTACATTGGCTAATTCTTTTGCTAAATTAGTCCACCATTCTTCAGTACGTAAACTGCCATTGGTGTGTATTCTTATTTTGGCTCTGGTAGTTTTAGCTACAGCAATTAATTCTAAAAAGTTTTTGGCAATGACAGGATCTCCAAGATTGCCGCAAAACTCGATCATTTCTAGGTTTGGTAATTTTTCAATCGCTTGCTGTACCTTTTCGGTAGGAACATCTTCTTCAACAAGATTGTCTCGTAGGCCGTAGCCGTTTTTATTCCTGCTACACATGGGACACCAGGCATTGCATTTAGAACTGGCTTCAATTTGGATCCATTTAACATCATTCGGAGTCATATACAGTCGACCATTTAGTTAATTTTTGACTCTTGCGTACCTGTGCTTGGTGTAATTCTTGATCCGTATAAACACCGTAGGCCTTGAGTAATTCTATCAATAGTGTAACATCTCCTAGCTCTTGAGTCAAGTGTTCACGCTGGGTACCACCATCTTTATGGCTATTTTCCATACCAAAACGGCGACACTTGCTAATGGATTGGATAACTTCGGCACATTCTTCCTGCAAGATGTCCAATATTTCATTTATTTTACTCACGCAAACAAGTCCTCATTCCACTCACGATGACCTTCACGGAACGCCATATTTGATTGTGTTTCACGTACTTCTACACGATAACACCAAAGTCTATCTGCCTCGGCTGTGCCCCACATGTCAGGAATATACACACCATTGACGTATCGGTATAATTGATCTGCCAGGCCTTCGCAACCCAGTTTGGGCAGGATAGTTAGTTTAGCAAGATTCTTTTCTTGTAGTAATTTGTATGTTTCTAGTTCAGGATCATCTTCTGAAACTAATAGAGTATGATCAAACTGACTTTCTAGCACTTGTTTTAATTCTTTGAGTCCACCGTAATCGGCCGCCCAGTTACGCACATCCAGGTCGTCTGTGCCAAAATAGAACTTCATGCTAAATGAATATCCGTGAATTAAGTTGCAGTGACTGTCAGCTCGCCATTGACGATACGCACAAGGAAATGCGTCTACATACTCTTTGGTACTTGTGTACTTGTACTGTCTGGGTTGGTTTGCCATTATGATTCTCCTATGTTAGATTATAGCATAGGCGGCAGAATTTATCAAGCGGGATGACGCCGAAGACCGCTGTTTTGGGAATATAACTATTTATCTTGTGCTGTGGGTGGTGAAACATTTGCGTCCACTCGACCAGTTTTGTCACTGACCTGTTTTGATAACCATGGATCAATGACCGGTTTGTTGACTGTTTCGTCAGCCACGTTCCACCCAATGGCACTGACAAAGCCGACCAACAACCAAGTTCCTATCAGTTCAATAATCACTTATCGCCACCACTCTTCCCAGGGAAACACACACCAGATAGGGTCTTCCAGTTTATTGATATCAAGTCCAGAATAGTCCACTGCTTTGAAATCAGACGCTTGATTATTGACCATGACTGCTACCCGAACATTGTTGCCCCAGACGGTATCCCAACGTGGGTCCGCTGGCAAACAGCTTTCGCGCCAGTCGTTTTGAATCCAGTTGAGGGTGGCACCGGTGTCGTTGATGTCGTCTACAATAAGAATATTTTTGCCACGAGTACTGCGAGCAGGATCTCCGTCGGTAGTTGGCCCGGTATAGCCAAAAGCATCTTCGGCCATCCAGCAGTTGTGCTCAGGACCGTATTCACTGTCACGCAGGCTTACTTTAAGACATTCCATAGGAACTTCTAAATAGTGACTCAACATCACAGCCGGTACCAGGCCGCCACGTGTTAGGCCTACTATGTAGTCTGGGCGCCAATGATCAGCGTTCATTGAACGGATAATGTCGTGTATCCATGCACGTACCGTCGATTCTTTGTAATATACTTTACTCATTGTATCCACCTATTGTTAATTGTTCAATGTTGTTTTTTAAAAAATCTCTTAATCCGTCGGGAGCATAATTCATTTGTTCATCTGTGCTTGAATTTTTAAACTGATCTGTTAAAAATTCATTGTTGCCCAAATTGTTATGTAAACGATCTTTGATTTCCAAAAAAATGTCTGGAGTCCAGCCTAACACTTCATCCGCTGAATTTAAAAAATATGTTTTTTTATCAAGATGCATCATCATAGCATGTTTTGTATGGTCATTTTCCCATGGAAACATGATCACAGGAATATCTAAACAATGTGCCAGATGTGCCATTCCACCTTCGTACCCGACTACGCAATCGCATAAATTGTTCAACAACAGTATCTTGTGTTCTAAACTGATTCGGTCAGAGTTAATGGTAACAATATCATAGCCACTATCTATACACAATTCAATGATTTTGTCAATGTGCTGTTTTGTGTAAGGGTATTTTTTTGGAAGCATCTCAGGATCTAATCCGGAGAATCGATCCAAATATTTCCATCTGGCTATTTCGGTACTACCACCAATGGCAAATCCTATGCACGGTTTGCCATTTGACAATGCGGTTCCGGCCATGGTTGATCTTGTCAGTACCGGCATATTTTGCCCAAACAAATTCAACTGATCAGTTTTGATGTAACTGCTAAAAAATTTTGCATTATCGCCCAGCGTATCCACCAAGGCATTGTCAATAGATCGACCATGTACCTCATTTATAACAACTCGATCATCGGCAATGTTAAAAATTCTTTTGATATCATGCACAAGGGTCCAGCCTGGCTGTATGTTGATTTGTGCTGGCTGTTTGGTTGATAAAATCAAACTATAAAAACCAATCAATCCGCCGAGTCCGATTGCAGTTGATAAATCGTACTCAATCCTATCCATGCCGTGATTACTTTTCCAGTTTGCGCAGGCGTAGACTCAGGTCACGAGTTTCTGTCACGTGCTGATTGCGCAGATTTTCTAGGTCTTGACGCATCCGATTGATACGGATATGAGCATAGATAATGGCCGCAACTACAAGAGTAAAGGTCAAGCCCCAGCCGGCAACAATACCGATAATCCAGGACCAAAGTCCGTTTACTTCACCTACCAGGGTTTGTAGTGTTTGTGTTATCATGATTTTAATTTACTCATGGTAATAATTTTGCCCAGCTCACGATCAAAGTCAGCTTCGTCGGCGATGATGTACAGGCTTTCTGAACTGCTTTGGCCAGAAACTGATACAATACTACCGCCATTGGCTGGTGTAATTTTAAGTGTCAGTGTTTGGCCGGTGATAGGGCCTTGTGTAGAAGGTCCCAGGCCGATACCACCGGCCCATGGTTGTCCGGCACCACCACCTAATGTATATGTACTCATTGTATTGTATTCCTGTGGTTTATCTTCTGTTAATGTTATTCTACCTGCACCAATCCAATTAAACAAGCGTATGCGCCACGATTTGGGTATCATGCTCGTAGCAGTTCCATGCTAACAATTTGTCCAAGACGTTCAGCAACGTCTTCGCCGTCGGGGATAACGTGTGTAATGTTATTGTTGCGATCTGTTTTGCGATCGTAGCAACGAATCTGTACTACAGTTCCACCTTGTGCAGGCATGACATTAAATGATAGCCCTTCTACATCAACGGATCTAGCACCTACCGCTACATCTTGAACAGGCTGGGTACTATACCAGTCATCTTTAACCCAGCGAACAACAATTCGTTTTAGCCATTTCATCGTGAATGATCCTTTTGCAGTTTGATATTGTCAAAGAACTCTTTCTTGGTATTCATATCAATTTGAAATGCACCAGTCAACACAGTGGTTTGAGTCATTGAGCTACCAGCCATGATACCGCGATTGGTACAGCATCCATGTTCGGCTTCGATATAAACAGCAATATTTTTACTACCTGTTGCTAGGCCAATCTCACGTGCTATGTCGTTGCACAGCTCTTCTTGCAAAGTCCCACGGCGAGCACACCACTGGGCAATGCGAGTATACTTAGATAACCCAATAAGTCTATCAGCCGCGATGATTCCAATATACGCAACACCAACAACGGGCTGATGGTGATGACTACACATACTACGAAGTTCACTACGCACGACCAACATACCTTTGTAACCATCATCTACCTCATTAGGAAAACTTGTTGCATCTGGAGCAGGGTCATACCGACCTGCCATGATTTCGTTGAAATACATTTTGGCCAGGCGCTTGGCTGTACCTTGACTGTTGGGATCATTTTCGCGATCAATTAGTAATGCATCTAGCACACCTTCAAATGCCTTGGTCGCACCTGCAATCAGTTCATCTCTGTGACCCACTACATATTCACTGATGTTGTCGCCTGCCCAGAAACGCTTGTTGTTTCGTTTCATATTAAAACGAATAGCATCAGCCAGGTTAGCTTCTTTGTAACCTTTATCGCTCATGCTCATTGCGGCGTCTTCATATCCTGGGTGATATGGTGCTTCGTCTACTAGTAAATCTGCTATTCGTTGTTCTTCTGGTGATGCGTATTTAGGCATTAAATTCTCCGAGTTATTATAGTCGTGGATGACTTTGTAATATTGTATATTATATACAAGTAGTTGTCAATAGATCTTTTACAACAGGATGTTCTAAAAGTGTATCGGCATAGGCAATATGGGCAGGAGTATCAGGATGCCGATCTCTTTCCCAGTTGTTTTGTCTGGCCAAATGACAAATATGTACACCATGTACATGATCATAATCAATTTGGTCATACAGGTGTTGCAGTTTTTTCAAATGTAATAATGGTTTATAGAATGTAAACACATAAGGGATATTTAAATTTTTCAATACTGACTGCAGAGATATTATATTCAGCAGGGTTTCCTCTAATCTTTGTTCATCCGAATACATGGTGCTGTATAGATCAAGTGCAGAATTATATCTTTCTAGGTCCTCGGTATAGGTAGAAACATCGGCACCGGGCGGATGTGTGTGCCTCAGGAAAAACCAAAATTTATCAAGATATGGATTTTTGTGCAGGTGTGGATCTTCAAGTTCCAGACCATGTAGCACAGCACCCGGAGTTTTGATTCTAAAATCTCTTCGAAAAAAATAGGTCCACGAAATGACCACAAGATCATATTTTCTTTGAGACAATTCCAGTATGGTTGAATCGTGTATGTAATTGTTTCCACAGCCAACTCGAGAAAAATTTACAATTTCACAGGCTATTTTTTTCTCCAGTTGAACAGGCCACGAAATGGGGCCTAGAGTAACTGATGGACCATTTACTAGGATTTTCATTTGAATGTCAATTTTCTTAAATCTGGGTATTCATGATATTTAGGTTCTGGGTTGACCAGGGGTAATTTTTCTATACCCAATTGACATGTTTCTAAGGTAGGGCAGTAGTGATAGCCTTCGCCAAAGGTCTCCTGCGCCTGCCAGGGTGAGATACGTAGATCGCGACCATCTGATCGCATGCGACTCAGTTCTTCATATTCCCATTCTGAATCCAGCAGGATGGCACCGGCCTTGCCGATGCTGAGTGGCTTACCATGCCCAAAACTCAGGCATTGCTTGTGTCCGGCACGATACATGTTGGGTTTCAGCAGTAGTGCGCTGTCCCAGATATTGGTGTACCCAAACTGATATTGGCCCACTGATTGCCAGTAGTCAGTCTTTAGTTCATACCTGACGCCAAGTTCCTGCATCAGCTGTGGAATACTTAGATACGTAAAGGCTGAGAATTCTGTGTAGGTAATGCGGTCTAATCTAAAGCAAAGTTCTATAGCATGAGTACACCCATCGGTTACTACCACATATGGTGCACCGGTATATTCAGCTAGCGCGGCCTCAAAGTCAAACAGGGGTTGAAATGTCATTGAGTGTACCACTTGTAAGCTGAATCAATGATGGTGGCAATATCACTATACTCAGGTTGCCATCCCAGTTCCGCTCCGACCAACTCAGCATCAGCTACCAGTTGTGCCGGATCGCCCATGCGTCTGTGTCCGTAGTTGACGTGAATCAAGCCGTATTTTTCAGCCACATAGTCTACAATTTGCTTGTTACTGACACCTTGGTTGGTGCCCAAGTTGTAAATTCTCTGTATAGCACCAGCCTGTGTGTAGTGTCGTTCAGCGGCCATGACATGAGCACGGGCAATATCCCACACATGAACATAGTCACGGATACAAGTGCCGTCAGGAGTATCAAAGTCTTCACCATTGATACTGAACACATGACCTGTGATACTGGCCTCCAAGATACGAGCAACAATATGAGTAGCCTCAGGTTCTTGGCCAAGGTCAAAGGCAACAGGTTCTGCACCAGCCGCATTGAAATATCTAAAAATTGTACTGGGCAGGGCATAGGCACCCCAGAAGTCTTTGAGTATGGTTTCAGTCATGGCCTTGGTACGACCGTAGGGACTGATAGGTTGTACACGAGCAGTTTCTCGAATAGGTAACACCTCAGGTTCGCCATAGACGCTGGCACTCGAACTGAACATGATGATAGGTTTTTTTGTAAATCTGTTGACCCAGTTCAGTAATTTTATGGTTTTACTGATATTGTTGTCGTAGTAGACACCCGGATCGGTCATACTAGGTCCTACCAGGCTAGTACCGGCACAATGCACAATCACATCAGGCTCAAAATTGTAAATAGCAGATAAACCAGCATCGTCGGCAAAATCGCCAATGTGCCAGCCATCTATGTTTTGTAAGGTATGATCACGTTGAACACGATCGACAATCAATACTTGATCACCTGCCTGTTTGAATGCTCGTGCGACGTGGCTACCAATGTAGCCACACCCACCTGTTACTACAATTTTTTTCATTTAGTTTTTTTAGTACGGGTTGATTTTTTAGGAGTTTCTTTGTTATTGGCGTATTCATCTAATGCCGCCATGACATCTGCATATAGTTTAGCATCATCTACAACAAAGTCAACCTGGCCGTTTTCGTATTCAGTTCTAACACTATGGCTACCTACGGTAACTATAGGATATTTAGATTTGGTTTTCTTTGCTGGAATTTTTTCAACTGCTGGTTTTTTTGTTGCCATTTTGTTTTTCCTGTTTGATTTTCCAAAGTGTTTCTTTTGCTTGTTTTAGATCTTGAAAAAGACTTTCGTTTAGATTTTGAGCCACAGCAAGCTGTTCTTTGAGTTTTAATTCAGCGTCACTGAGTTCTGGAGGTTCGTGTTTGACACTGACTCGGCCAGCAACAAATCCACAAAACACAGCAGCAAGAAAAAGTAATATGCTCATTCTGGAATCCTTAGTTTTAATCCACGCCATTGCGCTACAGGCTCGGCAGTATCCCAACCTTTTTTCGCAGTCCATGACACACGATGCGGCCAAGGCCAATGTGCAGTCATTACATCATACTCGCCTTCGTTGACCGGGTCAACATCGCCTGGAAACCAATCGGTTAATAGTGCGGTTACATCTTCACTGGTAAATGTTGTCACATCAATCCTCTAACTGAATAAATTCTTGTTGGAGCTCTTCCAATGCCGCATTCATTCCGGCAATGAATTCTTGTTCTTCGGTCTGAGTAACACAGTATTTTGCACGATTAGCACGACCTGTTTTGGTATCTGGATCATAGTCAATCCAATCAAAGTCAGTGCCATCACACTCAGGGCAATGATCATCATAGTTGTCGTCAGTACGTCGTTCTTCGCTCATACCGGTCCAACCGCATTTTTTATTAGAGCAAATCAGGTTTGGTGGCTCAGGTGGTTGATTGGCCCAGTCTGAAGTGTCCCAGTTGTAACCCTGCCAGGTTTTAACTCCAGCGATAGGGTTAAACTTACCGTATTCCCACTCGCCAAAGTTACTACCGTCCCAGTACAGGCTTCCATACGTAGTGCCAAAATGACTCCATACTGCGTTATAGTAACCTGGGTATACCGGTTTGTGTTCGGCAAAGTCAAACTTGGGCGACTTTTCCCAATCGCTTGGACTTGTACCATAGGGCGGATGACCCCAGTCTTTTTCTTCGGGCTCGTAGCGTGTCCATGTACAGGCATCACCCACTAGATACATGTCAAAGTCTGAGCTCTTACCATCGGTGCTACCACCCCAGTTGTCGATGTCTTCGCCAGCATATTCGACACCGTAGATTAATTCTTCTCCGTCAACTTCTTCATACTGTAGTTTGAGTTTACGGATATCAAATGGTTCTGTAAGTTCGATTTCGCCTTCAAAGAACGTACCTTTTTCGTTACTGGATCCAACAAATACCACTTCGCCTTCTGCGGCTTCACCAATCCAGGATTCGTTGGTGCAGTCAAATTCAGGGCTTTCATCGTCTATGTTGTCGCCTGAAAAATCATCAATACTCTGCTCAATAACCGTTTCACCGTTCTCATCTTCGATCTGTAAGGTACCAGATCCACGGCTTACACCATTGGCGTGTGCCATACCATCGCACTCATACCACGAACCTGGAGGAAATGGCAACAGATCTGGATCAAGATTCATGTCTTCGGCGGCTTCGCTGTTCCAGGCAATGTCTTGCAAGTCTACTTGATGTTCCATGCAGTAGTCCCAGACCGCACGAGGTACACGACCCATGACCTTTTCACCACCGTAGCCCCAAAGGCTAATTGAGTATTTGCGTGGTGTAAATTTTAAAACTTCGATCAGTTGTTCTGCTGTGATGTCTTTGGTTGTCATGTTAGTATTTGCTTTCATGTGTGTGTTTACGATAATCAGTTGTCATACGACGCCAACTTTCGCCTTTGCCTTCTAAGATATCCACAATACGGTCAATAGTGCCATCGGTCCAATCACTGATAGCACCCTGACGTGCATGAGGTTTTTGTAACAGGGTACCTAACTTGCTCATGGCATCTTCTAACGACCAAGGAACGTATAACCGGCTTGCGTCATTTGCAAAAGTTTCAGGGAAGCTACGATAAGCAGGATATAAAACATTCGATCCAAGCGTATCTGCTTCTGATACGGTGTTACTGACCCAGTCTTGTAAAGCGCAATTAAACAATACACGAGTATCGTTAAGCAAAGCGTAGTAATCATTTTTTTCTAAATCCTCGTATACAGTTAGCAAGCCACGTGCCTGTAGGTCTCGGGTACGAGCCATATAGCTATCGTTGTTGCTTTTTAATTTTGCACCTGAAAAAATGCAAAACTCTACCTTGGGCAAGTGGAAGTTGTCGTTCCATGCTTCGATCAGGTCCATGTAAAAGTCTGGCTGTTTCTCTTGATCCCACCGAGCCGCAAAGCCTACCCGCATGGCACGATCTTCAAAGGGCTTCAAGTCGCCTCGAACACGTGACCGAACTTCGGCCTTACCAAACGCTAGACCTGAAATATTGTAGATATCACCTTCCCAACCGGCCACTTTCATATGCATGGCCATTTCTTCATTTGATGCTAGAATAATATCAGCGAAACTATCCACCATCTTTTCATAAAGAGCCATCCACTTCTGCATGCCCCACACGTGAACAAAATCATCGGGGTCAATACTTTGTGCCAAACAGCGAACAGCAATACGGGGACGGTGAGCAGGATCGATTTGATCCATAATGTAAGGCAAGCTCTCAATACCGGGTTGAAACATGTCTTCAAAGTAGATAACATCTTCATTTGTTACTTCTCCTTGTTTCATCTTGCGTACAAGATTCATTAGTTGGCTCATACCAAAGTAAGTACGACCGTGTGCATCTAGCACTTGTCCTGTTACAATGGCTTGATCATTACTTAATGTTTCGCCTGTGACAATTTCGTAGTCAATGCCGCGACGTTCAAACACCGCACGATTCCACTCTTGCAGTTGTAGTGTGTATCTTGCTTTATAAGGCTCTAAGCCCATGTACCATAATTTACGCATTTTATATAATTTCATTAATCTTTAATAATTTGAAACAAACTTTGAAACGGAATGTTATAGATAGAAAATCTAATGGCCTCGGTTAAAGTACCAAAAGATTTTCTAGTTTTGCAACCACTGTTCATATAGTAGCTAACAGTATACTTAGTCACGTGGTTTCCAGTTGTTATCACGTGGCTTGAAGTTTGTGCGATCACGCTTGGGAGTACGCCACTGGTCCCATGGTTCACGTCCACGTTTCATTTTCATGAATTCACCGTAGGGTGTGCGCTCGTTGTACAAGTTGCGCTCATCATATGGATAACCATAATCGCGACAAAATTGAAAGTAATCATCCAGATCATCAAAGATCTGTGTGACTTCAGGTTTCATACGAAGATACTTGGTGAGCCATTCTGGTTTGGCCATGTTACTACTCCTTTAAATTACAATTGATTGAGCAGGACGGGTGAGGTTATAAGAGATTGAGCATCCGTTTTCACCGTCCTCGGATACTTCAATTGTTACTGCACGTCCAGGATAGCGACCTGCAATTTGTAAATATAGGTCATCTGCAATCATTTCACATGATTTCCAGTCCAGTTCTAGAACGGAACTCGAACCTGAATACAATGACTCACACCAACGTTTGAATTGGATGAATTCGATGTCCCTGTCATTGTGGAACACATCGATTGACACCCGGAAATGAAACATATGGCGATGAGGACTAGCCAAAAACGACACATCATATTCTCCTGCGGTGTTTAGTTTAGGATCTGTTGCAGCAGCCGGATAACAATGAATACCTTCTTTACGAAAGGTGACCCAAATTTGCCGCCGGGCTGAGTCCATGATACGATCTACTTGTGCTCTTTGTTCTTGATTCATTTGATTACTTCGTCTTTAGTATATTTTGACCAATCCGTAAATACCTTACGGTCCCTTAAATCATGCAAGCTGTGACACCAGACCCCCGGATTAGTTGCACGGAAATCTTTATCGTCTAGCTTGATTGTAGCATTATATCCCAGTAGTTGTATATAGGGCAATTTTACCGAAATCATTGGTATGAAATTGTTGTACTCAACCAGACTGCTTTCAACCAGGCCTTCGGCACAGGCCACATCCAGGTCCAAACTACACAAGAATCCACGGTCTAGACAGTCTTGAATCATTGACTCCCATTCACGCCAGGCATCACCGTCATTGACATCTAAATTGGGAAAACTTTGGTTGGCACCAAAATAGATATGAGTGCAGTTGTTGTTCAAGGCTTCTTGTATGGCAATTTGGCTATCTTGCAACCCCACCACAAACAAGGTTGTGTGTCCAAATGCTGGCGAGTGTTCTACTTCTCGGCCAATGAAGAAACTTACTGCTTCGTGTCCTGCTCTATTCATATATTACTCACGGTGTTGTTGAGCTTGTATTTTAGCAATTTCATCTTTTAAATGCAACCTTTGTTTCTTCAAAACTTCAAGATTGGCATCTTCAAATACTCCGGTTGATTCTAATCCATCAATGCGTTTATCCAATCGATGGTGTTCTTCTAACAGATGTTTCAAATGATTTTCTTGGTGTTGCGTCATTTAGGCCTCCAGTTGGTCAAGTCGTGATTCATCAAATTCTGGTTCGGGTTCTGCTTCGTCTTCGCTACCATCTTCAAACTCAAATAGTGCGTTAAAGTTGGTCAGGCTATTGCGTGTTTTCTTGCCCTTGAATCCGCGAGTACCCACAATTTCCATCCAGTATTCATCATAGTATTCAATAATGGCTTCGGCATCGGCTCGAGTGGGTGCAGAAAATATAGCTTCTACAATGTCTTCAAAGAAGGCATAGTCACCTTCACTACGACGCATCATAGCTGGGTGCTTGCCACTATCAAATTCTCTATTGGCACGTTGTACTGATTCAATGTGCATCCAAACATTATGTCCCATTAGGAGTGCGTAGCTGAAACTATCCCACGATGTCTTGCCTTCTTTGCCATTTTTATTGACATCGCCGGGCTTGTATACACAAATATCTTTCATTTGGCACAGGGCACTGAGTGGGCTTTCGTCAAAGTGGTGTATCAGTTTATCCTGTAGCACAGCATCTCTAAAGGGTCTGGTGTCGGTTGCGTATTTTTTATCATCCACAATGGGACTCATGCGATAGGACCATTTGCCGCCGTCGGGCAAGTCAATGTGATGATATACCTGCCCATTGGCTGTGGCTAAAAACGGGCTGGCACAATCAAACGAGACTGTAAAACTAGGATTAACATATTTCCTAATAGCACGTTGTATAACTGTGAGCAAGACTGCCCATTCTAGTTTGCTTGTGCCCAAGAAGTGCATCCAATCATGAACACCTTCCTGTAATAGATTATCGTAGCGCAGAGCCACTAGTCTACGCAAGATCAAGTGTACGTCACACATGTTCTGTCCGCCCATGGCCCAGCCATCAAAGTGTGTGTCGGGATAAACCGCAGGATCACAATAGTGTTTCATTGTCTGATACCAATCTTCTGCTTCTTTATGATTGGCACCTTGTAACACGTTTAAGAACCGGGCACCACCATTTTTTACACCCTTGCGGTGTTTCATAAAGTAGTCATTGTTGTACTTGGTAGCATCTACAGCTTCTTGGTGCGTGGTAATCTGACACTTGGCGCTGGCATGTGGATCATGCACTACCCAGGTCGGAATATCAAGAATCATACCGTAATCAGCAATGCCGTCCAGCCAAGCCAAAACTTGTTCACGTTTTTTCTGGGCCTTCGGGCACCCTGAATGGGCTTTCCAATCGCCTTCCCATAATCCTTTGGCAATCTGGAATCCACCAGAGTCGCCTAGCATTAGTGTGTTGGGATCTCGATTGCGTACCATATCCTCTGACCAGTCCTGTTTGTTCAGGTCAAGGTTTGCGTGGCCACCGGAGTAAAGTGACCACTTATAAGGGAACAATGCCTTGGTAGGATTTAACCAATTCATCATTTCCATATCTGTCAACCCAGCTGGCATACGTGCTGGATCTACATAATTATTGTTGCGTTGTTTACCTATAAAGGTAGCATAAAACCCAGAGATGGCTGGAAGAAACACAGCATAGTCATTCTGTTTAGCGGTTAGGTTGTCTTGGGTCATAGTAATCTTTTTAGTGTTGGTGACAAATCTACATGCGGCATTGTTGCAATGGTTTGTAATTGTTCCACTGCCAGCGGATGCAAGGGATTATCAGTGTTAATTATAACATCCTGGCTGGCGAAGTTGTCAAATGTATTCCAATCAGTTACATGGGTATATTTTGCAGCAAATCCGTAGTCTTTGCACATATTGGCAAAATTTATCATGTCTCCTACATTTGCAACACTGATACAAAACATTAAATTTACAGCAACGCCCGGCCTGCGGTTTATGGCCAACCAATCCAGATTTTCTTTAATGATTGAAAATTTACCCGGGCGTCTGACTTGTTCATATATTTCTTTGGTTCCAGCGTCCACGCTGATTTTAAAAGTTTTGATATTTGGCAGTATTGGGCTGTTGGGCAACAATTTTTTCATCAACAGGCCATTGGTAGCCAATTCAATGCTGTGATTGGGCAATGGGTTCCAGTTTAAAAATAGTGGTCTCATGATCAAACTGGCCAATGGATCACCATTGCCCGACATGACCAAATTCGTTGGCTGATCAAACTTGTTAATTAACTTTACAAAGTGATTGACCTGAGCCAGTTTTTTTTCAAATAACGGACCACTAGTGTGATTAATCATGCCACGTCGGCAGGTAGGACAAGCAAGATTACAACTTTCATCTATGTTGATGTTGATATGATGCCCGGATATAATGTCTCGTTCAATGATACCACAATCAGTTACAGCACAATAAGTAAAGGTTTTATCTAAAATAGTCTGTTGTAATACCTGTGCAGCGTCGCTGGTCCATACATCTTCTATAGCGTCAAAGTCGGTTATTGCTCCAACTGGAATAGGCAAGTGTGCTTCACATAGACATACAAAACAATCACCTTCCAAATTGACAACCAGAGTTTTCCAAGGTTGTGTACAGTGATGTGTAATAGGTGGACCTGAATAGTTTTGTCCACGCACATGCGACTGCATCCACGTGGTGTTAAACAATCTCAAATCAAGTTTATCTTGACCCATAGTATTCCACCGAATCCATTAATCTGTAATCTTCTTCGTAGTAGTTTTTAATCTGTGTGAGATATTTAGATTTTTCTAACTGGGTGCGAAAAATTTCTTGAAATCTTCGGCGATCTGGGCTGGATTCACTCACATGTTGAAACTCGTACTTGTGGTAACGATTGGGTATTCCGTGATCATCTAAAAATGTACTAAAGTCTTCTCTATAGTAAGAATCACATCTAAAGAATGTACAACAGTCAGTATCAAGGCCGTGTATGAATTTTATCTGTTGTTCGGTATGATCATCAAAGCACACACGATCAAAAATAATATCTAAGGTTTCCATTGAGTCAATGGCAAGAGTTGGATGATACAGAGTCAAGTATTCAGCAATACCACTGAGCCAACGTTCTACAGGATCACGCAAGACTACAAGTGCATGTTTGTCCAACTGATCTGTGTGATAGTTATAAAACTCCCAACCAAGATCTATTAGGTTGGGCTTGGTCCATGAGCTGGCGTTCTTGGGAATGTTAACATACATGAGATCACCGTCGGGGTGACTCATGCATTGGCCAAACAGATGGCCTTTGTTTTTCCAAGTGGTTAAAAACCCTGCGTCTACAATCACTTTGTCTGTGCTGGCAACATGTATTTGTAAAGGGCAAGACCGGAATCGACCGTAATTTCAGCAACACCTTCGTCGGAGATCTTGAATGTTTTGTCACCAGGCAAGCTCAAAATGCTGTTTACTACTGCCACTGGCCAGTATAGTTGTTTGGACAATGTACCGCTGGTAGTAGCAAATGTAAACGAACCGGCATGACTGCTGGCATCACCAAAGAAAAACTTCAGTTCGCCACCTTCTGTTTTACTGCTGAATGCTGTGGCATCTGAATGTGCCTGTGTTTGAAACTTTAATTTTTGAATACTGGCCGCAGTAGGTACAATTTCTACACCCCACTTGACCTGTTTCATTTTGACATTCTTGAGTTGATCATTGATCACTGCGGTACTCATAAAGCGATAGTTGTTTTTAAAGTCGCCGTCTTTGTTGACAAAAGTTACACCGCTTGGAACTTCAGTACCATCTTCTTCTTTTTGTGTACTGACTGTAATTGTTGCATCTTCTTTGTAGACTGGAAGATTAAGAATAGTGTTTAGTCGATCCAGGTTGGGCATACCAAAAGTACCAATAAAGTCAGGAAGTGCCTTTTTAAATTCCGCATTCAACACAACAGTTTTGGTCTGTTGGTCAAAGGCATTGATACTGGTTGTGTCTTCGGTACCAGTAACCTTGATCATGTTGATAACACCCAGGCCATAAGTGTGTTGTACAATATCTAATAAGTAATCACGCATAGTTTTCTCCGTTAATATGTTAATTGTAGATGAGTATTTAGAAAAAGTCAAACATTAATAAATTTTATTTCGCCCATTACCTGGTGAAGTTTATTTGTTTCAAGTACGCCAGGTTTACGTAATTCTAAGGAACTTATGTTTGGTTCAAAAAATGAATCAGTTTCCAATTCAAACCCAATGCTTTCACTCAAGGCCAGCAACATGCCTTTTGGCATATAGGTCTGTGCAAAGCACTCGGCCATTCCGGCTCCAGCAGGAGTATCGCCGTCGTTGTAACTGAAAAAGAATGTGCCACCGGGTCTCAACAGACTATAAATTTGTTTTAGATAGTGTTTCATGGTGTCGAGGCCAACATAGTTAAAATATCCCCAGCTGAACACCAGGCCAAATTGATTGGCCGGCAATACTGTGAGGTCGTGATCGACCAAATTGTACAGGCGTACTCTGCGTTGAAATTCTGGAGTGAAATTTGCAGTTGCCGCAGTTAAAAATTCCTTGTGCGAATCTATCAGGTACAAGGGGTCACTAGAAATCATATATTGTGTCCATTCTCCGTCTCTACACCCAATTTCCAATGCGGGGTAGCGCCAGCTGGTATGCAACATGATACGATGTTTTATGTAATCCTCAATGTCTGGGCGAACACTAATTCGTCGATTGTTTCTTATGTGCTCGACACCGCCGGTATTTTCTTCCAGATCATAATTGTTGGCAAACAACCGATGTGTGATCGCATCAATTTGGTCATTGAGAGTTGCCAAATGCGCCTGTAATTTAGGGTCCGTTGCTTTGATTTGATCAAGTATTTGATTGTAGTACTGGTTCAAGTCATTGATAAATTTTAAATTTTGTTCATCAATACCATTTACCTTGATGGTCAGGCTTTGAATATTGTCAATTAATTTTGCCAGTTCTTTCTCCACTGGCTCAGTATCCAGAGTTTCCAGTAGATGTTTTCTCAAAGATACTAGTTCATACAGAGCCATGACTATTCCCAGGTAAACAGATCGTCAAAGGTTGTTTTGATGTCAGTGGATTCGGCTATTCGCCAATCTAGTACACCCAACAAGTTTTCTACCTTTTGATCCACAATGGTTGATTCCATACTGGAGTCATCAAACGGTAACTCTTTGAACCAGGCAGGAATATGTGTTTCATCTGTTGGGTAACCCACACTGGTGAGTCCCAGGGGATTGTCCTTTAGCTTGCACACAATGGTTTTCATACCGTCCACAATGGCAGTTGAATAGTTGTCACCGTGCATCTTTTTCAATCTATTCCAGTTCATTGCGGCACGAACATGTCCGGGCATGTTGGCTTTACCAAGACGTGCTTCTTCGGCTGTGTACTTGGTCAAGTTGTTGACACGTTTGGGAGTACCTTTTTCCCAGGCCGGTCTGTCGGCAAAGGCGATCTTGAACTCCTTGACCTTGGCAATAATGTGTTCACGTTCCTTGCCGGTCAGCACATCCAACAAGATACTGCTTAGGAAATCCTGTACAACCTTGGGAGTATCCGAACGCTTGAGATCCAGGCCCATGGCCTTGACCTTGCCTGGCTTGCCGTGTGTGTCCAAGCGTACACCTTCCATGTCGTAAATCAGTACAGCATAGCGTTTTTTCTTGATAAACAAGCCCTTTGAAGCAACCATTTCGCGACCGCCCTTGATAATAGCACCCATGTCTCTTGGGCAATGACAAGCACGTTCCATAAACGCAGGAAATGATTCATTTACACTTTCGGCAATAGTATCGTATAACTGTACACAGATTTCTCTGTTCCACTCCATACGACCTGCGGCTACTTCCTCTTTGATTTGCGGCCAGGCTGAGAAATAGACCGAGTCCGTGTCCCCGTAGATGATGGCTTCACCGGTATGATTGTATTCGCCCGTGATTGCTTCGTTGACGTGTGCATCCATGTGTTTCGCAATGATACGACCGGTGAGCGTAGTCGATTGACCGATACGTTGGTCAAAGAAGCGACAGCCCGGGTTAAGGATCGCGCCGTAAAGTGAGTTAAGGTTAATTTTTTTAACAAGTTGCCTTTTGTCCCAGAACGCTTCATCTTCCTTAGATGTTGCGGTTTTCTTTTTAGCTTGCATTTCTTTACGTTCGGCATACCATCTCTCCAATAAGCCCGGGATAATACCCTTGATATCAAATCTAAATATAGTTCCATTGGCACTAAGGGTCCAAGGTTGGTTTGAGTCAAATACCAAGCGCCAGACATCCTTGGCACTCATAACATCCTCAGTTCCATCGGCCCAGTCTAAGGTAATTTCTGTACCTGGTTCCATGTTCATGACCGCTTGATACTCTAATGTACCAAACATGTTTTCCCAGGCATCAGCAAAACTTGATCCACCACTGATCTTTTCTCGGATGTAGTGGTCAGTCATGGTAGTTCTTAGTTGCCCGACGATTGTTTCTGGCCCCATGTTAAGAGCACGGATCGCTGAGGGGTAGAGCGAGTTAATGTCAATTGCTCCAATGTATTCGTGCATGCCTCTTTTGGGGAAAGCAACATAGGCACCTGCTGCTTGCGTTTCACCGTGATCATCTCTGCTTCTCCTGTTAGGTACTACCATGTTACGACTATGTGCTTCATTGATAATAGCTTGTTCAGTAACTGCTACTGCACCCATTGTGGTAGGTAGCAATACTGTGTTGTCGTGTGCCAGTTCGTTGGCCAGATCCAAGAAACGCAGTTTCCTGTCCAGTTTGACCAGCAACATGGTATCCTGTCTGTTATAGTCGATAAACTTGGGAAAGTCTCGGTTGTATAGTTGATCTAATGTGCCTTCGTATTGTGTTTTGCGTTCATCCAACTCGTATTCGCCGATGGCATCCAAGCTGTAGCTGTGTCGCTCTTCGTATGTGTACTTGCGATACAGTTGCATATAGTCCATGTGTACACGACCAATCAGGTCAAAGGTTAGGTTCTCAGCACCAAAGCGTTCAAAGGTACGTTGCTTGGGATATTGGCCCCACAGGCATAGTCTGCGTGTGTCGTCTTTTGATAGTACACGATTGATACGCATGGTGGTATAGGGAATATCAAAGCCTTCTGAGTTCCAACCCGACAAGATATCGGCATCTTCAATCAAGTCAAGGAATGTGTTGAGCAGGTCTTCTTCACGTTCAAACAGATAGCAGTTTTCGTACTGCCGACAAATTTCTTCAGCGGTATCCCACGAGTAGCTCTTGGGCGGAATAACCAGGGTTACCATTTTTTCCATCCAGTCTAGATAGACCGAAATAGCAGTAATGGCATTGAATGGATCTTCAGGTTTTGAAAAACCACGTTCAGGGTCAAAGTCGACCTCAATATCGAAAAAGGCTGTTTGTAGTTTTGGTGATTGGGCGCCTAGATAATTTTCTTCCAAGCAACGGAAGATAGGGTTAATGTCTGACTCCCATAGGCGCTTGCCTGAATTAATACGTTGTTCTTTGTGGAATTCTTTGCCGTTGCGTGTGGCAAATCTTGTGACTGGTGTTCCATAGATGGTCTGGAACTTACCACGTGGATCATCGTAGTAGAATACATAATTGGCTGGGTACTCTTGATAGACCCGTTCGCCATTGACACGTTCTACCACGTGAATGCGATCATGCTCGCGATCAAACAATGCGTCAATATAACTCATAAATCTCCTGTGTGTAACTTTGAGCTTACACTTGCTCTACATGCCCTTAAAGCGGACGAATCTTATTGTACTACTTTATAGCTGCTAATACAAGTTTAGTTAGACCAACTGAGTCAATGCAAAATAACAGAGCATAGTTGGCCAACATGCCAAACGATCCACGTGTCCAAGCGGCCCAGGAATAGATCAAGGTGCTGATGACCCAGATGGTATACAACTGTAGTAATGGTGGGTTGGGTATAAAATAAGTCATACCCAAGGCACACCCTACACTACCAAACCAACCTACTATTTCCAACACACAACGCAGGGGATACTCTTCGTAGTCTCGGCGTATGTAGTCAATGGTTTTTGAAAATATCAAAGTGTTTTACCTACGGTTTCGAGAATTGTATTCAATTCTTCGTGATCGTTGTTGGTATCAGTTAATTTGGCCTTTTGTGCAATTTTGATAGCTTTTTTTAGAATCGCTGGTTTGATTTCCATTTCTTCGGCAATGGCTTTAACAGTATCACTGAGTCCGGCATTTAGGTCTTCAATTTCTTGAAGCACGGCCATACCTTCATTGATGATCTGCGTCAGCTTCAATTTCTGTTCATTGCTAAACATTCTATTAGACATATTTTTCCTTAGTTAGTTGATAATTTCTTTTTTGCTTCTCTTAATTTGGCAGCCTCTGCCATTTTTCTTTTAGTTTCTTCGGAACGCTTAATTCCTTTTAAACTATTTGATATTTTTTCATTTATCATTGGGTCAGTAGCTCTTATTATAGCAGCCTTCTTATAGTTTTGTCTAGTCTCTTCGGAGTATTTTTTGCCCTTAGCGTTTGAGGGCTTTCCAATTTTAGCTATAGATAAATTACGACTGTGTTCCTCAGATGGTGACTTGCCATACATAGGATTATTTACACCTTGTTTGGCTATGGACATTTTCTTTTTAGTCTCCTCGGAGTTTGGTTTTCTACCGGTAATCTTTCGTTTCTCTCTTATTCTTTGAGCTTGTTCTACACCATATATTTCTTCCCAAGTCTTACCTTTTTTTGCAACAGACCATTTAGCTTTTGTTTCAGTTGAATGTATGGTACCACTTGCCCCTTCTCCGCCGTCGGCTATGTTACATAGGCACCC